GAAATCAGAGCCGCTAATTGATGCGGTTTTAGTTTGACAGTTAGCACGTTCTTCAACTGCTTTTCAACTCCTTTGATGGTTTGGGTGAGCATCTCCGTTGCCTGTTCTTCGGTAATCTCTGCATCTGCCATCGTTACCCGTGTGCCGTTGGTGTACATCGTGCTTCCGTAGCCGATGGTCGGCACGTTTGCAGGACATAGGTACGGCTTCGATGAGTACCCCTCGAATCTCTTGATAATGTCTGCCGCCAGTTCGTGCGCCTTCATCTTCCTTGACCTTTGTATGGTTTGGATTTACGGTGCTTGTTTTCCGTTTTTCGGTGCCTTCCGAGTTTGATTCTCGTCTTTGGTTTGAAGGTATTTGCAGCTTCTTTCCGTTTCACAGTTACACTCTATTGGTCGCAATGCGCACCATTTATTTTTTTGCGTCAAACATTTTTCTATGAAATAGGTATGCCCAAACGAACGTTAAGGCTAACCCAGCATTCAACACTACTTCAGTTAGAGGCGGGTCGGACAACGTTAGAACGTTCAAGGCGCTACCGATAATTATACCTATCAATCCAAGTTTAAGAGTCCAATGACCAACAAACGACCAACGATGAACGACCTTAGACTTGTCTCCGTATAGGTAAACGTAGAACATAGTTACAGAGACGCACATCAAGAAGTTAGCTACTTCATTAATTAGTATTGCCGCCATCTTCTTTGAAGAATTTTTGAGATACCTTTTCAACCCCACGCAGACCAATATAGCCAAGAATGAACGCCAAACCGTATTCGACCTTTCCGTTTAACCCCGTTAATTCTACGACTACTTGCGTCAGGTAATTCGCGGAGAATGTACCCGCCACGATTCCCGCGATTGAACTCTTTAGGTTATGAGTTGCGTCATTGCTAACGGTAACCAATGAGCCGAACAGACCCGCCAACACAAAGGCAATATTAATGCCTATTTCTTCTAAGAAGTCTCTCATGGGTCAATTATAACAGTTATACCTCTGTAATAGATAAGATACTGAAACGCCACGCTATAATTAGAAATAGCCTGTTCAACCAATGAATCTTCGGGCAAGAGCCATCCATCTTGATACGTGTCTTCAATAAAGTATGGCTGTTGACTTCCAGCGTCAGGTCTATTTTCCTCGCAGTAAGCGCGTATGTCCTCTAAATTGGTCTTTATGAGTATCATGCTGGGTATTTTTTAACAAGGTCTGCGTATAGTTGGTCTTGGTCGGAATCACTCAGTGCAGATGTCTTTATGCCCAACGAATAAACTGGAAACGGACATGCACCCGCCCATGAACCCGTGTTAACGTTCAGTAGTGCGTAGTTGATTGTTCCACTACCTACCAATGTTCCAGTCACCGCTTGAGATGATGTTGTGCCGTTGATAATTGCCCTCATCGTTCCTGAAGAGTACTTGAACACGAACATCACTTTTCCATTGACAATGTTTCCAGTCAATTCAAAAGCACCCGAACTTGTACGCACTTGGAAGTTAATCGTCCGTGGATTAATAGTGTCGTCAACTGATACTGCGTTGAATCGGCAACTTGTGATATTCGCATCGCCAGTTACAATTCCTAACACATTTAATGCACCTTGAACCGTATTGTCATTGAAATCGAACACTCCATATAGAGTTACCTCAGACGTGTTCATGTTGAGGTTTGTAATCAATCTGTCATCGTTCTCAGTTGACACCCCAACGCATTCTGATGAACCGCCCCATTGAGTTGTGTATCCTCTTGTCGTGGCACTTGGCGCAGTTGCGTTATGTGCGTTTCCAGTAATGTCAGTCCAAACATCAACCTTATCACTTACAAGTGTTACTTGATTCCCGTATGCAGCATCGATGGAATACTTAGATTCAAGCGTTCCGATTGTCAATGTACCCGAACCGCCAGCATAACTTCCGCCAATGGTGTCCGTAGCAATTACAACAACATTAATTGTTCCCGAAGTTCGGCAGTCATACTCGTAGCTATTACCCGACTGCGTGACATCGACAAGCCCACCCAAGTTATCGGGTAGGTAGAACGTGTATTCATCAGGCGCGAAACCACTTGCAGTTGCTTTGATCCAAACTGATTGCCCGAATTGCGGTGTACTTATCGGAGTGGTCAACCCAGCGTCTGAGTAGAATGCGACAGAAAGTGAAGCCGAAACTCCACCACCTCCGCTCGGTCGTGTTAAGATAGACGGCATAGCTTACTGGTTATAGATTACAACGCTTCCGCTTGACATTGTGATGGCTGTAATAGCATCGCCCGAAGGCACAACGATGTAAGCACCAGCTTTCAAGGTAGTTCCCGAAAGTCCAAAGGCTGCGAGATTATCAACACCATCCACTTCGAAGGTGGTGATGACGGTGTCCTCTTGGACGATTATGGCGTAGCCAGTCAATGATGTGTGCGCTCCTGTTCCTGTTAGAACCTTGCAGCCGCGAGTTCCGATGAGTTTCTGAGATTCGGTCATTTTAAGTTGGTATTTGACACTTGTTATAGTCGTATGGTTGTGTGATTGATAACGTGCAAGAGTGACCGCTTACCTTGTCATCGAATCGCTCGGTAAAAGGTTCAAGCGTCACGCTTGGTTGAATTGATAGGTCTGTCGTATGCAGTTGACGGAAGTAAGCAACGAAATCAAGAAGTACTTGCATCGTGTCGCTCATTACCTCCTGTTCGTTCTCCTCTCCATTAAGAACCCTGTCCATCGCCAGCAAGGTAATGTTATAGGTCAATGTCCGCTCACTTAGCACCACGCTCTGCTCGATTGCCCACAGCACAAGGTAGTCAAGTTCCTTCGGGTTTATCTCCCAAAGGTCGCCCTGCCCGTATTGCTTCACCTGAAAGTGAGCCGTGGCTTGGTTCTCGATTAACTGAAAGACTTCGTTTAGCGTGTACATACTTTCTTAGCTTCTCTTGATTCTTAAGGCTTGCGCTTGTACTCATATTTATCTTCAAGTGAAATGAACTTCCTTGTTCTTCCAAGATACATTCCTGTGGTGTAGGTTCTCGTGTCGGGTTGGATGGTGTCAAGACCATCGTCAGGATTCGCGTATGCAGGGTAGTTCGATTCGTTCTCAAGTAGGAACCTGACGAGCCTTTCGGTGTACCACTCTGCCTTATCCTTGTATTTTGACGAGATGAAGTTGATTTCGTCCAACGATGTGGTGGATGAGTTTTCGCTCGACTGCTGGTGTAACCCCTTGTTCAGAAACTTGTAGCTGATAGCTGTCGGTGCTTCGCTTTGCACCCAGTTCAATAGTGCTGGTTGGATGTAATCTTCAAGTAGCGTTTGATTCGCAGCCGTCAACGTTGAGTTGGTTATTTGGTCTTTCAACTCATTGTACAGGGTAGTCCCAATCTTATGTTGGATGTGGATGTCTTGGCACATCAACACAACTGGACGTAGATACTTGAAGTCGATATTCTCATGCAGGAGCGTGTTGTCCTTCAAGAAAGTTTCCGAAATGAATAGAACGTTCATCGTTTTTTAACTGTAATTACTTGTTCCCAATAGTGGCGGCAATGGTAATTTTTTCCCCAAAATCCACCGCCTCTCATCCACACGTTCCTGTCCTCGGATAAGCCAAGCGTTTGGATTTCTTCTAAGTCCCAAGTCTTATTCTTCTGAACCTCCGCGTACATATCGCGGCAGAACTCTCTTGACGTAGGAATGATGAACGAAGACCCAGCATTGTCTCTGAGCGAATAGACGTACCTCACAACGTAATCCTCTTGAACTGGTGGGATTGATTCAAGCAGTCGCTCACCTTCTTTGGTCACTTCAACCACTCTCTGAGTAGAGTCGATTACTTGGTCGATGGCTATCTTGATAGCGTTCGCCTCGGTCAACGCTTGAAGCCCAGCCATTACCCTTTCGATTGACAACTGCAACTGTTCAGCAATGACCATGAACGGAGTAGATGGGTTCTCCTTCAAGAGGTTCAGAATAGCCGTGTCAATCGGGTCAATCGTTGCGAACCAATACTTTCGATTCAGTTGTTCGTGAAGTTTCGCGGAGGTTTCGCTTTGAAAATTCAGCGGCTTGCGACCGATTATCTCGTAATCCGTTGAGCCGCACTTGGCAAAGTAGGCGGATAGTTTCCCATCGTCAACCTTCGACATCTGCGCTTGAATCGGTTTCTCAAGCGGAGGAAGACCAATCTTCTCGCGGATTTCGTCAGGTGTCATCACAGAAGTAACGGTGATTTCGCTGAACTGAATTGAAATCGGTTCTGTGTCCTTTATCTTTAATCTGTTGGCGAGACCTTGAATTGCTGCCAACTCGTTGAACACCCTTTCGATGAACTGCTGTCTGCCGTTTACGTAGGTATTCTGAAACAACTCGAATGAATCAACAAGCTGGTTTCGGCTCGTGAAGATTCCATCTTCCTTGATTCCAAATAGTGCCGGGTCTGTTACCGAATGCCCAGCGTAGATTTCACGCTGCACGGTCTTGTTCAGGATGTCGAAACGCTTGTCATCATCGTTACCGTTTAGGCGTTGTATCTCAATGCCTCTTTCTCGCGAATCTGCAAAGTTTAAAACAAACGAACCAGCGTTATCCGTCCCCGTAAACTTGTCCTTAATTTGACGCTCGATTTCCTCTTGCTCTTCGAGCGTAGGCGTTCCGTTGTGAAATGATATTATACTTGAAACAACAAAGTTATTACGAACCGCAGAAATATGATAGTTCTGTATTTCTATATCGAGGTCAATGTAACCCGTTGACCCCAAGTAGGTCGGTAATGGGTAGTACTTGCAATCGGGTGAGTACCCTTTGACGTAGAGCAGCTGCTTACCGCTTGGTTCTTTCCAATTGAATGCATCAATCTTCTCAACTACTGGGTTGTGCTTCGACCAATCTTCTGAGTAATAATAGCAAGAACCGTCCTCGTTTGACCGATAACGAGCGAAGTCAGCATGGTAGATAGCCGCAATCTTATCGTTCAGTTGGTTGTAAACGATTTCAAGAGCGAAGCCGTTGTATAGTTCGTAGTCCAACGCGACCTTCTCCAAGATGTCATTCAGCGTCTCGTATTGGTTAGGCTCGTTGATGAACTGTTGAAGTTTCGCAATTCCTAAGGTGTCAAGACCTTCATCATTGACCATCCACCCCTGACCGACAACGTAGTCTTTCTTGGAGTTGATGATGGCGTGATTCTTTGCGCTTCTTCTGTAAAGGTTCAGCAGATATTCGGGATAACGGTTCTTATATTCCCCTTCGTCTCCGAACAGAATCCAATCCTTGCCCTTTGCCTCCTTGAAAGTTGGCACTTTATGCGCTCCGAAATTCAATACTCTAAGAGCCATACACTACGTAATTAGAGTTTCCACCTGAGTAAGTGGTAACTGGTGTTGATGTTCCTGTTACTTTCACGATTCCCGATTCCAATTCTGTCAACCCAGTAGGGTCAAGGTTTGAACTTGATAAGTTGGCGTAGACCCAGTACCTCCATTGCCCCTCGGTTGTCAATTCCACCTCCGCAGCCAAGTTGTTCGGGCTTGCGGTTTCGGTGATGCTGAAGAGATTATAGCGGTTCGGGTATGCGCTTGAATCCGTTGCTACGCAATACTCGACCGCCTCAGTGTTGTCGCTTTGGAACTTGAAGAGGTAGTAAGCCGCAGACCCCTTCTCTGTCAGGGTCAACGCTACGGTGTTCGCGCTATTTCGGGCAAGGTTTATCATACTGAAAGAACGCAGTATTCAATATCGCACGGTGCGGTATCCGCCTGTGCCGCTATCTGTGTCATGTCAACGAATGCAGCAAACGCTCCCGCTCCCGTGTGTATCTTATCAGTTGACAGCATGAACGTAGCACCAGCAGCAACCTTAATGTCCGCAA